CGCAGAGTTCTCTTTGTTCCCGGAATTGGCGGAGAACGCATGTCGGAATGGCTGGATGACGGTCTTGAAATGCTTAGAAAAATGGCCGCCGATTTTGGATGTGAAGGGATAAGGGCTTGCGGCAGAGCTGGTTGGTCAAGGGCCATTCCATCCGCTAAAGCACTCCACACAATTGTCGAATTCTAGTGAGGTAAAAGTATGGCAAGTGCAGGTGGATCGGGCAGCCGGTCAAGCAATCAAAGCTTCAGCCAGTTCAATCAAAAACTGTCCAAAGATCAGCTTCCTTATTTGAAAGATCTTTGGAATAACGCCTACAACGTCGGAAGAGTTACTCTCGACAATACGCAGGCTCAGATTCCTGGTGTCATCAACAATCAGAACGCTGCGTTCAATTCCGCCATGAATGGGGTTAACAACCTCCAAAATGGCGGGGCGTATGCGGGGGTGAATGGATCTGATGTTGCCAGCGGGATCAACTCTCAAATGCAGACGTTGAATTCGATTAGCAATCCGCAGATGCAGACGTTGAATTCGATTGCAAATCCTCAGATGCAGACGTTGAATTCGATTGCAAATCCTCAGATGCACACTTTGAATCCGATTAGTGCTGGCCCAAATAGCATGATTGCGATGCCTGGAGCAGTAGGCGATTTGCAGGACTTGCCCTCGTATTACAACTCTCAGAACCTACCAGGATCGATTCAGACCTCTCAGAGCAGCATTCTTGATCAATTGAACCCGACGGCTTCGACCAGCAATCGGCTTTTGAATCAGTCGCGCCTGATTAACCAGAATACGAATCCGAATCAGCCAAGCAACACCCAGGAAATCTATGACCAGATGATGGGTGGTCATGGAAACACTTATGCCGATGCGATGGCTGGGACAGTCCAACGACAAGCCAACATTGCTCAAAAAAATGCGCTGAACAACATTGACCAGAGAGCGGCACTGGCTGGGATGTCTGGATCCTCCCGTCAAGGTGTAGCTCAGGCTAATGCCATTAAGGATATTAACCAGAACCTTCAGGACAATTTGGCTCAAATTGGTTACAGCACGTTCGACAAGGATCTTAGTAACAAGCTTGATATTGCCAAGCAGGCCGACAGTAACAATCTCCAGCGTTACCTTGGGAACCAGAACTACAACATGGGTCTCATCAATGCGGGGAACACGCAGGCTCAGAACGCGCAAAACTACAACCTGGGACTTGCGGGGGCGGCGAACACCAACAATAGCCAGAACCTCAATTACAACCTTGGTCTAGGAAACAACACGAACTCGTTCAACGCCAACAGCCAGAACTACAACCTGGGATACGGCAACAACGTGAATACGGCCAACAACAACCGTATGAATTACAACCTTGGGATGAACCAGAACGCCACCAATTACAACCTTGGGATGGCGAATTCCAACAACGTAAATCAGCAAAATCAGCAGAATTACAATCTGGGTCTCGCAGGCGCGAACAATACCAATCAGCAGAACCAGCAGAATTACAATTTGGGCCTCGCAGGCGCGAACAATACCAATCAGCAGAACCAGCAGAATTACAATCTGGGGCTTGCGGGAGCAAACAATACCAACCAGCAGAACCAGCAAAACTACAACCTTGGCCTAGCTGGTAATAACACTGCACTACAGAGTCTTCTCGGTAATCTGGTTTCCGGCAATCAGGCTTCTCAGGTTGCTGGGCTTCAGGCTGCACCAACGGTTCAAAACATGGCCGGAGCGCCTCTCCAGACGGTTAACGCGCCATGGCAAAGCATGAGTTCATGGGCTGACACGATTGGTGGTCCGATCGTGCTGGGACGTGGCTCCTCCATGGGCCAAGGCAGTTCCAAGGGCGGCGGCGGTGGCGTCAGCGTCGGATCAATGGGTTAAGGAGGGTTTATGAAAGACCTTCTTGATTATGTGAGAGAACGGGCACGGTTCCATGGCGTCGATCCTGAGCTCGCCACCCGGGTTTATCAAGCTGAGTCCGGTGGAAACCCAACGGCAAGATCCTCAAAGGGCGCTTATGGCCCAATGCAGCTCATGCCGGGAACGGCCAGAGATCTGGGCGTTGATATCAATGATCCCTATCAAAACATTGATGGTGGGGTGCGTTACCTCAAGCAGCAGCTCACCACATTCAATGATCCTGAGCTTGCACTTGCCGCTTATAACTCAGGGCCCGGCAATGTGAGGAAGTACGGCGGGATTCCGCCATTCAAAGAGACTCAGGACTACGTCAAAAAGACCAATGGTCCGCAATCAAAACAACTGCCAAAGTCGCTTTCTTTTGATCAGCAGTTCCCAGAACTGAGCGGTCAGTCTCAGAACCCCCAGACGTCTGGAGACTGGAGTCCATTACCGCATGTCAGCAATCAGGACATGCCCATCAGGAACCCCAATGGAAAAGCGATGGCTGAGGCCTTGGGTCTTCCTGATTGGGCCCAGAAAATGGCGGGTAATTCTTCAGCCCCGAACGTTTGGACCGGCTTTGCGGACGAAGGTCGCACCAGCGGTCTTCAGATTCCAGGCTATCAGGATGCTGGTGAAAACTTGAACAGCCTCCTGGGACTCCTCCTGTCGGGCAAGCTCGGCGGACAAATTTCGCGCAAAAGGGTGATCTAAATGGGTGGGTACATGAAAGGGCTTGAGAAACAGGCCTATGGAATCGGCAATCAAGCGGGATCAATGTACGACCAGGCCATGGGTAATGCACCAGCCGGAGCCGGAAAAGTCGCCAGTGGAGCATCTGCAGATCCAACAAGGGGTGGAGGGAAAGTCATGGGGACAGGCCCAGGATTTTCTCAGTATATGGGTATGGCACAAGCTCCAGACATGTCCAGGCCTCAGCAAGGGCAGGACATCATGAGCTTGATGTCGATGCTTCAAGGTGGCCAGATGCAACGGGGCCGGAGGTACTAAATGGGCGCTTTTTCAGGATTCAACAGTTCCGGCAGTGATCCTGCTTATGCCTACAGCCTTCGACAATGGCTTCAGAACCAGGAAGACAATCGCAAGATTGATGAGGTCAATGCGCTGCGTCAGAACATGGGACCGGTTCTTGATGAACTGTTATCAAGTTCTCAAGATCCAGAGCAGCAGGCCAGCCTTCGAATGGCTCGGGCAGGGCTTCAGTCGGGTGGGGTGAACTCACTGGACGACGTTCTCGCCATGATGAAAGCCCAGCAGCATGCTTATGCTCAGGGCGGAGTCCCGACGCAGGATATGCGTGAATATGGCTTTGCCCAGCGGCAGGGCTATAAAGGCGGACTGGAAGACTGGCTCAAGTCACAGCATGCTTCAGCGACTCCTGCGGCGATTCAGATTGCAGAGCGAAGGGCTGCTCTTGAGAACCGTCCCGTCACGCCGGCAGATCTTGAATGGGCAACCAAAACAAGTTCTCAAGTCGCCTATGACATGTCGCGAGGTTCGGCTCAGGGCAAGGCGGACGTCGAGCTCAATACCACGGGCCCAATCAACGAGATGCAGAAAGAAGGCACCAAGATCGGTGAAGCCGTTGGTGAAGATTTCACTGCCATCCAGAAAGCTCCGATGGGCACGATGGCCAATCTTGAAAGCATGCGGCAAATCGATGACCTTCTGAAAGACACCAAAAGCGGATCTTTCGGGGATGACATCCTGAAGGTCAAAAAAATCGGCCAGCTTCTCGGGATCAATGTCGATGACCAGCAGATTGCCTCTGGCGAAGCGGCCCAGTCCATTGCCAATGCCATGGCGCTGCAACTTCGCAGTACAGCGAATGGGGCTGGCATGCCTGGTGCCATGTCGGACGCCGACCGTGAGTTCCTGAAAAGCATGACGCCAAGCCTCGCCATGACGGCAGAAGGGCGGAAAAAGCTAATCCAGATCACTGAGCGGACCCTGAAGCGGCAGGAAGAACTTGCAAAGCTGGCTCAGGATTACCGGTCCCAGAACAACAAGTTCGATTACGGGTTCTATCACAGCGATCCTTACCTCAATCTCAGGTCATCGCGCCTCTATGAGGATCAGCCCCAACAGGAAACCACAAGGATCACGGTCAAGAGGATCAAATAATGGCGATCTATAAGATCGGTATTGGTGATAAAGAGTTTGAAATCGAAGCCCCTGAAGGCACATCAGAAGAGGATTTGATTGCCGCCGCTCAGGCGCATCAGGATCCGGTACTGAATGACCGGCCTAAAAGGAAAAGTGTCATGGATACTTTTACCGATATCCTGGGCCGAATCGATACGGGAACAAAAGATCCCTTTGTCGGAATTGGCCAGAACTTTGCCCATTCTGCCTCTGCGCTGGGGATCATTCCTGACCAAATCGCAGAAGGTGTCGATCAGATCATTAAAGGCCGCGAGGCGCAGTATCAAAAAGCGCATCCGACTGATGGAATTGACTGGGCCCGAGTAGGTGGTAATGCCGTCCCCGCCTTGGCAGCCAATCCCACTTCAATCTTGGCGGCTCCTGTCATTGGTGCTGCTGAAGGCATGACGATGCCTGCTACGTCCGATGAACCATTCATCAAGGAGAAGGCGGGGCAGGGCCTTATGGGGGCTGCTGGCGGAACTGCTGGGTATGCCGCTGGAAAGCTTTTGCAGGGCATTGCAGATCCGATCTCAAGGGCAGTGTCTAAAGTGATCAACCCTGAGACGGCATCAGAGAGGATGTCTCGCCTTTTGCAAGAGGCCAGCGCATCGATTGATGGCGCTGTGAGCAATGGTAGCCTGGATCTCAACAGTCTTCCTAGAAATGCTGTTGAGAAGCTTCGTCAGGAAATTCTGGCAGGACTTGAGGCGGGGGTCAGCAAGGATCCGGGTGCCATGGCTCGAAAGGCTGATTTCGATCTTTTGGGGGTTAGCCCTACTCATGGGCAGCTCACGCGAGATCCTTTGGTATTCGCCAATGAGCGGAACCTAAGAACGGCATATCCTGAGCTTACGAGTCATTTCTCAGGACAAGAGAAAGCGCTTCGTGACAATCTCGAAGGCATTCTAGGGTCACCCAATCCGGCCGGATCATTCGGCGCAAATAACGTGATCGTGAACGCGCTCAGGTCATTCGATAGCGGCCTTCAGAAGCGCGTGAGCGACCTTTATAACGTCGCCAGGGAAAGCTCTGGTCGTCATGCCATCGTTCCCATGGATTCGGTCGACAACGCGTATCAGGAGGTTCTCAAGAGCTTCGGTGACAATGTGCCAAAGGCTGTTCAGGATGCTTTCAATAATGCTGGCAGGACGTCATTCAATGGAGCATCAGCACAGCGTATCGGCAATATGATGGACGCCGAAGGCCTGATCAAGACGATCAACGACAATTACAGCTATGAGCCGGCGACGAAGCTTGCTCTGGATCGTCTCAGGAATTCTGTAAAAGGTGCCATCGAGTCATCAGAACCCGGCAACAGCCCGTTCGCTGCGGCTCGTCAGGCAGCTTCCGAGCGGTTCAATCTTCACGAACAGATTCCGGGTCTTGCAAAGGCATCTGCTGGAGACCTCAACGTCGATAAATTCGCTAACCAGTTCATCATCAACGCGCCGACGCAAGATGTCGTCAAATTGGCCGGTGTGCTCAGGGCTTCGGACCCAGAAGGATTCCAGGCGGCCAAGAATCTCCTCGGTGAGCACATCCAACGTGCGGCTCTGGGGGAAAACCCGGCCGGTGATGCGGTCACGAAGGGGGCAGGCCTTGCTAAGGCCATTCGAACTATTGGTGAAGACAAGATTAAAGCGTTCTTCACGCCGGATGAACTGGACAAGTTGCTTGCTGTTTCCAGAGTCAGTGGCGCAATTAACTCAGAGCCTGCAGCCTCAGCCGTCAACCGCTCAAATACCGGGGTAATGGCGGCAGGGTTAGCCAATGACTTGATGAGTAAGACTCCAAAAGTCGGTGCGGCTAAAGCGATCTTGGATTCAATGACCCGTTCTGTCAGCAACCAAAGAATAGTGAATAACGCTTTGTCCGGGTCGATCCCGGAAAGTGCATTCCTAGACCTTTCTGGTCCTCAAGCCAGCCTTTATGAAGAGCTGATGAAGCGGATCAACGGCAGCAAGCGATACGGTTCCGCAATTGGTGTGGCCTTGGGTGCTGAAAGGGCTAGGTGATCGATGGATCTTCTGGAATATGCTCGCCGGCAAAAACTGGCGCAAGAAATGACGCATGAGGATCCGCCGGAAAATCCGTGGGAAAAATACGGAAAAGGATTGGTTGATTACGCTGTCGGCATGATCCCTGTCTATGGGCCTGGCCGAGATGCTGTTAAGGATATTCAGAACGGTGATTATGGGTCGGGCGCGATGAACGCTGCCATGGCTGGTATGGATGCGTCATCCCTTGGAGGATCAGCCGTCATTAAGGCTTTGCTGGCAAAAGGTCTGCCTGGTTTTGCAGGATCCATGACGGATGTTGGAAAGAACAAGCTGGGTCAGATTCTTTCTGAGTTCGAAAATGGGGCAACGACAAATCCCAAGATATTTGACGCCATTAAACCAACGGCAGAACAACGAAGTCTTATGCAATCGCTACTTCAGCGGGACTACAAAGGTATAGAGGTTCCTGAGCAAATCCCATATAAGCCACGACATGCGTATGACAGTCGGGTCGGGAAAGACGGGTTTTCAGTAGATGACCTGAAGCGGTGGAGCATATCCGCAGCGGATGATTCGGCATCAGTGGTCGACCACAATGGACGAATCGCATTCAGAAACCATTATTTCGACCAGTCTCGCAATACCGATTACCCAGTCAGGATGCCGATTAGGGGTGATGCCAGGGGTAACGTCTGGGTTGATGATGTCATTCCAGAAGGAATTTTTGGGCCGAATTCGCGCAAGCTGAAAAAATAAAACCCGCCGAGATGACACACCGTGGAGCGGTTAAAGGTCGCTGATCCTGCGGCCACAACCCCACTGCCGAAATGCCACCCGTCGACGGGTTTAGTCCCCTTTCAGAGACAGAGCGATCTTCTACCTACAGAAGATCAGAGTCAATACCTCTAGATAGGTAAAATCACTGGTTCTCGTCATCCTGAAGGTAATCATCTCCGATCGGTATGACAATATCTCCGTTCTTCTTAACGACCCCGCCTCGCTTGCCGTAGGGCAGCGAAATATCCCCATTGGTCATATCGATGACCGCTGAATTCCGGCCGTTGATCCGTCTTTCGATATGGTTGTCTGGGGTCAGGTAATTGCCACCACCCATCGGCAGGGTGATGCCTCCGTTATCGAGATTGAGGTACATGCCATTTCCCAGACTTTGCTGAAAGTCGGCCATGGCCACCGAAGAGGGCAAGAGAAGGGCAATCAAAAATGTCTTTTTCATGTTTTTCACACCGATGGTTTCCAGAGGAGTTGAACGCCTTCGTGTAAAATGCGGCCACATATAGCGCCGATTTCCATCGAAAGGCAACTGCAACAAAATGGACTTGGAAACGGACTTAAAAAATCAGGTCCAGTTGCAAAGATCAATAAATTCAAAGGGTTGAGCCTCAAATGCTGTTGATGATCGACAACTAACATATCGAAAAATCCGGCGATTTTTGACGAAAACTGAGGCTAGGCAAATTTGCTCTAGCCTTTATTTTACGCGGGTTTCCGTGTCAGAATGACGCGAAGTTCACCGATTTGACCCGATCATAACTGGACTCAATCGTGGACTCAAACTTAAATTTTCATTTGAGTCCGCCATGCCGCTCACCGATAGCAAACTCAGGGTCTTGAAGCCGACCGACGAGGTCCAGGTCATCCCGGATGGGTTTGGCCTTCACTTCTCCATCACTCCCGCAAACAAACGATCCTGGAAGGTCCGTTATTCCATCGACGGGAAGCGAAGCTGGATCACGATTGGTCAATACCCCGCCATGGGTTTGCAAGAAGCGCGACAGGAGCGCGACAGGATCAATAAGTTGGTGGCCGAGGGCGTCAACCCTGGTCAAAAGAAACGGCTCGACAAAGCGACCAGAATCACAATACGAGGAAATACATTTAGGGTTATTGCGGATGAATGGCTTGAGGTGCAAAAGAAACGGTGGAAATCCGAATGGACCTACACCCAGGCCAAGAGCAACCTCGAAAACAATGCTTACCCGCTGATCGGGAATCTTCCCATCAATGAGATTGCCAGCGCTCACATCCTGGCGATCCTTCAAAAGATGGAAGCTAGAGGAGCGGAAACCTACGCCATTAACCTCCGGCAACTCATTAGCACCATTTTCCAATACGCGGTCGTCACGCTCAGGGCCGAGTCAGATCCAGCCGCTATCCTCAAAGGGGTCGTGAAGCGGCCGGACATTAACCATAGCCGGCCGATGGAGCCAGCCGAGATCGGAGAATACCTGGTCAAACTTCGAGCCTATGGCGGCAACAGAACAACCGTGATTGCTTGCCATTTGATCCTGCACACATTTCTCCGAACCAAGGAGCTGAGGGGAGGGGAATGGTCAGAGATCGATCTCGACAAAGCCCTTTGGACCGTTCCGGCAGAACGCATGAAAATGCGACGAACGCACCTGGTCCCGCTCTCGCGTCAATGCGTGGCGCTTTTGACCGAATTAAAGGGGATCACCGGGGCCGGAACATTCCTGTTCCCCAACATGCGGAATCCCAAAACGTGCATGTCATCCACGACCGTCAACCGGGCACTGGAATACATGGGGTACGCGACAGGGGAGTGGACAGGCCATGATTTCAGAGCCACAGCTTCGACCAGGCTAAACGAAGCGGGATATAACCCGGATGTGATCGAGAGACAGATGGCGCACGTTCATGCCAATGCTGTGCGCCGAGCCTATAACCATGCCCAATGGCTTGAGGAAAGGGCCAAGATGATGCAGGAATGGTCGGATTGGGTGGAGGGGTGCTAGCGGTTTTTCTCAAATAAACGGTTTTCGGGCGCGCATACAGCCTCATACGGGGTATGTGCTGATGACAGGATTTCGCTCACTTCCTCCTCACTCAACCGCACAAAAGGTTTCCGTGGGGCGGGGTGGAGAAAGAGCGGCCTTACATTCTTTAGGTACTCTGACGGAATGCCTTTCGGTATTTTTCTAGCCAAAACGTCCTGCTCTGGTCGGTGATCGCAGTAAGCATCCAAGTCATACAGATACGCCACTGGCTCCGATCTATCAACTTCCTGAGAATTGATGGTTTCTGATGGGTTTGTATCAGAGAGATAGGCGCGGATTTCTTCAACCAAACCCGCATTCCAATAAGTCATATTTTCATTGCCTAGTTGAAAAGCACACCGTTCCAACAATTCACGCGCTTTGTCAGTCATTTCTCGTCTCCTCAATAAATGCCCGCACTAGGTTCTCCATAGTCCACGGCGTTGTGTAATGCTCCGGCATGTGTAAGCGTTGGTAAATCACATGCCAATTATCGTTAAAGAAAACCTGAAGGACTTGCCATTCACCCCTAGGGGGACGATGCTTAATGCCGCTTTTATCGAGCCACTGAATGAAGTCATTCAACCGTGATTTATGCAGAAGGTTGCGACTCATAACGTCCTCCCAATTTCAGCGGCGGCTCTAACAATGGCTTGTCGGGTTGCGGCGTAGGGGTCGTCTTCACCTTCATATTCAAAACGGTAGCCCATAACTTTGTCCCACAACTGTCCAGATTCAAATAACCTCAACTTCACCGCCAACCTCAGCGCATCACCGTCATCGGTTAGGGGGGACCAAGGATCAGCGATTTCAAAACACCAAGGCCAATAGTTACCGTGAATGTCGTAGCGTTCTTCAAGCGTATACCCTGCCGATTGTGCCGCAAGTTCTAGGAGTTCTTTGTCAGTCATGACTCACCCCGCGCCTTGGCGAGTGCGGCATCAATCAATTTGATCGCCGGATGTTCTGCTATCAATGCTTCCTTTTCTTCCCGGTCCAAAGTCCTTGGACCCATCGTTGCGATTTCCATTGCAATGGTGAATCTCGCTAGTTCAAGTTTCCTGTATAAATCCGGCGCAGCGGCGATGAGGTTCTTGATTGAAATTGCATCACCATCCCCAATGGAGTGCGCTTCTAAGACAAATCTTTTTGCAGGAACTTCATTAGGCGCATATAGCGCCGCCTCAAATTCATGCTCTGAAGGATAATCAGGACCAGCTTGTAAATGCCCCCATACCCATGGGCCTTTTGGAAACATTGATTCGCTCATCACACTCCCCGAATCATTTTCACCTGGCCAATCTGCACCGGCTCAACTTCAAAAAATTCCGATCCGACCTCGGTTTGCTCGGTGGCCTTGATGAAATCAACCTCAACCTTTGCGCTGTTGATTAACGTCTGGGCAACGTCTGAAATGGTCTTTGCCCGATCAAGATCCATGGGATTGTCTTGATCCTTGAGCATTTCGAGGGTTTCAAACAGGTGATTCCTAAGATGCGTCATTTTGTTCTGCACGTTCTTTCTCCATGCGGTTAATTCTTCGGGTGAGTACGGCTTTGGCTTGGATGACGTCCCGGATTTCTTTTGGGAATCTGGCTTTGCCGTTGCGCCTGGCGTTTTCAACCATTGAGATCATTTCTAGGTTTTCGAGGCGCACATCAAGCTTGTCCTTGTTCTTAAATACGACAACGTGATCTTTCGGGATCGGTCCGTGGGCTTCTTCCCAAATGATTCGATGAACGGCTCTGAAATTGAACCTTGTGGGCTTTGTGTCTTGAACCTTCCGTTCCAGATACCCGTCACGATTTATGCGCTCATGGCCAATCGGCTGGGTGTTATGAGGAGTGCCGCCTTTTTTGAATCGCGTTTCCTTGCCACCAATGTCGAGGCCTTTCATTCCCTTGTTCCAGGCTGTATGCCCTGGCTGAAACCGAGTGGCGCCACAAATTGTCTTGAGTCTTTCGGCTTGCCTTTTTAATTCGGCCTTCATATAGGCCTCAGACTTCTTGAGGCCCAACGCAAGCGCCTTGTTATAAAGCCGAGTGGCTTTTACCCCCATGATTTGCGCCAGGTCTTCCGTTCGGGTTGATGGATAAAACTGGCGCAAAATTTCAATGTCTTCCGGGGTCCAGAAATTTCTTCTGTCCATCATGCAACTTCGCGATTCATCCGAACCTGCATTTCCATCCAGGCATTGAGTTCGGACTCGAGATAGCGCGGGTGGCCTGATCCGTTGATTCGGATCGGCTCAATGAACTTCCCGGCTTTTTCCATTTCCTTGACCATCGTGACGCGCAAACCAATTCGTTCGCACACTTCATTCAGTTTCAAAAATCGCTCAGTCATCTTCGTCCTCCGCAATTACATCCAGAGCAAATTCAAGAAAAATCCCGGCCAGCAAAAGGCACAACACGATTGCGATAATGTCGGTCCCGCTCATATCTTTCTTTTCCCCATCAAAAGCTTTGAATAACGTCGATCCAACCCCCAGCGCTTAACCGCATCAGGGTCGCGCTTTTCATCGCAAATCAAACCGGCGACCCGATACGCCAGGGCCCCAACAAAGATCCCGGCGTAAACCGCCAGGACCGTCAAAATCAGAAACATAATCACCACCATTTGAAAGCCTCACGAATCACAGCGTTCTTCTTGTAATTCAGCAGACCCATTACGTTGAATCTGCTCATCCCGAATAGCCTTTCCTATCCACATGTAGGCTTCTTCAAGCTTGGTCAATGCAAGGCTTTTTGCTCGGCCATCAGGTATTTGGTTAATCATCTTTACTGCATCAACCATCAGGGCTTTTGCATTGCTTTGCAGGCGTTCTGATTCTTGGTCATATTTCACGTAGTCAAATCTGTTGCTCATTTTGAAAATCTCCTTAAATGCGTCGATTAGTGAATGCGTGGTTTAACTAAAACGGGATATCGTCTGAAAAATCCATGTCATCAGTCGCCTGGGGTGCGGCTCTGCTCTGGGTGTTATTGCTTTGGGTCTGGGTGTTAGCCTGGCGTTGTTGTCCACCATTCCCGCCACCGCAAAACTCAACGTCCTGAACGGTTGCTGAAAGGCTGAATCCTTCCGTTCCGTCTTTCTTTTGATACGTCCTGATATGAACGTCAGAAAGGAGGGCTGATATCTGTGTGCCTTTCTTGAGGTAATCCCCTAGCGTCTCGGCGCGTTTTCCCCAGATCGTTGCGTCGATCCATTGGCTGGGGCGTTTACCCCCGTTCTCAGCCCGGCCGTAGTTGTAAGCCAAGGCCAAGCTCAGGGCAGACGTTCCATTACCCGTCGATCTAAATTCGGCATCCCTGCCGAGGCGGAAAATTCCTTGCATGTGCGCCATTACGCGACCTCCTTTTCAGCTTTGATGATGGCTTGGCGCTCACGCACCAGTTCTTGGATGGTTGGATCTTTCTTGTCCTTGGGGTCCAGGTCTTCAATGAACCGCGCAATGTCGCTCTGGCTGTGGCAGTCCTCTAAGGCAAGGCGCAGATCGACTAATGGATCGGTTGGTTCCTCATCGACAGAAACGGTTTGAGCGGTCTTTTCATCAAGGATTTCGCCGGTGGTTGGATCAACTATGTCGGCGTTTATTTGGGCTTCTGCTACGACCTCATAAGAGCCGTCATTGGTTGGCATAGCGTCGTATACGTCGTGAATTTCTTCAGCGGTTTGAAGCCCCATGGAAAGCTCAGGGGCGGTTGTGCGCACAAACCAAGAGGCGGATCGATAACGAAGCATTTGCTCAGGCATGGTTTGCCATTTGGAACCGCTCCGGCCATACCAGCCTTCTTTTTTGGCAATGCCAATGGTGACAAGCGGACCGGCTAGTTTTTCGCCTGATGCAAGCTCTGTGGCCGTTGCGCGGCATCCCCAATCATCAGTCCCCTCCTTCCCGCTGAATTCATAACGGATGGGGCTGAAGCGTCCGCAAGAATTGAACGTCGCAATCAAAAACTGCGATGCCCATGTGGGACGCGAATGAACAATGACCAGGTTTTGCATGACCATCAGGGGATCAGCTCCAAGTCTCTGGGCCATGTTCAACGCAACCACGCAATTTGGCAGGTTGTTTTGATATTCCTTGGGGACCAGGCTAGAGGATGACAAAAGCTTTGCCGCTCTCTGGGCCAGTTCAAAACCTTGAAGGGAGGTCAAACCAACGCTTACGTTTTCCATCTGGGTGATTTGAGCGGTTGGGGGTTGGGTAATACGTTGAATTGGGGGTGCCATTAAGGGTCTCCTAAGCGGCTTTTAGTGAAAGCTTGGTGATGAATGAATTGACGATCTCGGTAAATGCACCAAGATCCGCCTCGAGCTGGCTGATAAATGCTTCGTCCCTCTCGATGTGCCAAATGGTGAGTTCACGGCCGACCCCAGACAGGGCAGGGCAATAGATGACGAAATCCCACCATTGCCGTCCGGTGATCCACATGCCGCCTTGCACCTGGTCAATCCATTCAGAAATGTCGTAGTTCAAGATGGCGTTACGAATGCGCTCAGGGCTAACTAAGCATTTGATTTCGAGGCCTCCGTCTTCCCCGATCAGTCCATCAGCGGATGCGCCATAGGATTCGCAGTCGGTGGTGATGAATGAGCAGAGATCCACGGTGTTGCCAGTGCGGATCGAATAAAGATCCCGCGCTTCAGGTTCCAGTTCTTGTCCACGGCGCATTTGCCAGGTGCTAAAACCTTCATCCATTGGGATGCCGCTGATAGCCTCGACGGCTACCTTGAATGCGTAATTGAGAGCGGCCTCTGTCGGTTCGCCGGATTTTTTTAATTTGGATCGAGCATCTTTGAACATCGATGCTGTGACCTTGCCAGCTCTGGCGCGAAGCCAGTCTTCAGAACCTTGGGGGTAGGTATGAACAATCATGTCTTTCCTCAGTCGTGGGTTTCTGTGTTGATGTACGAGCGAACCTTGTTGGCTTCGATGAAGTAATCGTGCGACTCAAATTCGTAGGCCAGACCTTCAAGGGCGGCTTTGTTGATGTCTCGGCACAGCGCAATTAGAGAAGGCGAAACAGGAACACCGTGTTCAGAGGCTTTTCTTTCGATGAATGTGCGATTCATTTCTGAGCCACCTGGACTTGACCGTGTGCAAGCTGGTAATCGTTGTAGTCATCGTTTGATGCCCATGCGAAGGCAGCGAAAACGAGAATTGCGATGATGGTGTTCTTCATGTTCATCTCCTCTAAAAGGTTGCCCCCTGTCCTTGCGTGTCTCTGAATGAGGCCATTCAACTGACAGGCCCTTGTTGCATCCGGCGCTGACCTGGGCAGCTAGGGGGCGTGATGAGAATGTTACCCATGGTGGTAACAAAAGACAACACCCAAAGTGATTATTTTGAGAAAAAAACTACCTTTCCGAGCGAGTTCGGTGCGGGAGCTATGATCTGAGAGGCAACCAGGTTTTGCTTGTGGCAACAAAACCGGAATTTAATCGTCGATTTTCTTCCAGACGGTTTTCGAGGCTTTGTGATAGGCAAAAAAAATCCCGCCGAAGCGGGATTGTTTGCAGGATGAAACGGAAAGAATTAGCTGTCTTGCTTGCGTTTTGCCACGGCATAACCTCCAGCAAAGCTACCAACAACAATGGCTGCTTGTTTTAGTAGCTCAATCGCCACGGATTCTTTTTCGAGCCATAGGGACGCAAGGATGATCGTTATTGCACCGGCAATAATGCTTCCCAAAAGCCACGATCTGGAAGTGTCTTGCTTTAAGAATGCCTGTTGGCGGAGCTTTTCAACTTCCAATTGCGCTTCAATAGACTTTTCAGCATTTCGTGCATTAGCGTCAATTTCTTTTCCGCGAAGTGCAAGTTCTTGTGTCCTAGCCTTTATTTCAGCTTCTTGGATTTCAAGGAAACGATGGAATTCGGCTTGCGTAGGAACTGGAAGCTGGGATTCTTCTTCAGCCATTGGACCGTTTCAGTTTTGAAAATTTATAGGTGACGAGAAACTCACCGAATGTCCCATCTCCGATTTTCGGTGGAACAAAGACAACCCGCTCGATATTGGATCGATCGGATTTTGCGGCAACAACAAATTGGTTTGCCGATAAACGCTCTTCTTTGACTATTTTTACTTCGATGCTCATATCGCGAGTGTATGGGTCTGAACGGTTCGATTCAATACGTCACTTGGCTTTAATCACTCTTCCATCGTCGACAGCACCACAACCCCACAGATCTGCATGCCCTCAGTGAGCTCAATGGTGGGGAATTGCGGATTCAAAGGCCTTAGATAGCGTTTCCCGGCGTCTTCGACGTATTCCTTAAACGTGGCTTCTTCGCTGTCATGGATCCTGGCAACCACCCGGCATCCATTGGTGATCGGCTTGTCTGGATCGACGTAAATGATCGTCCCCTCGGGATAACTGCGCTGCCCTGGATAGGGAGAAACCATGCTGGAGCCATGAACCCTTAGAGCATAAGTGTGAGGCCCGTGGTTCTTATGGCTTGGAAGCCAGCGCTCGGCATCGCCTGGGGCAAGAAGGTCGGGAGATGTGCAGAAATTGCCAGCCTGTACCCAGGAGATTAGAGGGATTTGGCGAGCTTTGATGTCTGGGGCTGGTGAGGTGTTTTCAGCTCCGATGATGGTCAGCCTGTCGCCAGGCTGGTTCTGGAATATGTTGATTGAGTCAAGAAAATAGGGTGCCAGACCTAATTTCTCCTCAATGTCCCTCGCAAGCTTTTCCCCAATCCCCCGTTTCTCAATCCCGCTCTCTTCATCCGCAAGCATTCTGTGGATATTTGGGGCTGGCCGTCCTATGTCTCTGGCAAATGCTGCACGGTTCCCTTTGAACCTGGCATCAATCAGAGCAAGCACATTGTTCCTTCTAACGTCTTTGATGTTCATTCGTCAATTAGATGGTAATTGATTACCCATGGAAATTCTCACTTGTGGTGTTGCACTTCGTTACCACTAAGGGTAATATTTTGCCCATGAACACTCTCAAAGAATTCATCAAGACGATCCCCATCGATGATCGTGAGGCATTTGCTGAACGCTGTGGGGCTTCCTTAACCCATCTTCGCTTTGTTGCCTGGGGCGCGAAGCGAGCGAGCTGTGAACTGGCCATCAACATTGAGCGCGAAACCAACGGGGTCGTTCCCGTGGAATCGATCAGGCCAGATGCTGACTGGAGCGTCATTCGCGGAAAGCGCCGGAAGGCTGCTTAGTCATGTCAGCGGCTCGAATTCAAAGTCGATCTTTTTCTGAATCACGGTTTGATCGCTCCGTAAATTGCGATTTCTCTCCTCTGACTTGCCGGTGGGTCTTAACGGCCTGCCGGATTTTTTTGCCACGAATGCGTTGAAGGTCTTTTGCATGATCTTGTTGAAGACCGACATTTCGATTTTTTCGAGTTCGCCGCAAGGGCAATACAGGATCCCGGTTCGAATCGCGGACTCTGAGGGGATAAAGAATTTGGAACCGCAATCGCAGATTGCGACCACACCGGATTGTCTGGGTTTGAGCACCATCTGGAACCTCCATGAAACCGCCGAAATACGAAATTGAAATTCGGGTGAAAGTCACTCCAGGCATTTGTACCCGGATGAATGCCGTGATGGTTGCCAAGGATTACAACCAGGCCGAGTTCACACGGCAGGCCATTCGTGAATTTCTTGAAAAGCACGAGGCAGAGATAGTTTCGGCCTTTCAGAACTATTCCGAAACGGATGATTAGCGGCGAATTAGCGGCAAATTGGGGCTTAGTGCTTATGCGTATAGACAAAAACAAATCACCGGCGGCTCTCAAGGCATCCGTAGGACCAGAACCTTGCCTTCAGTGCTCAGGTGACATGAGGTCTTTCTGTGCTGAAACAGGCATCCGGTGCGTCGCTTTCGAGCATTACATCGAGACTGGGGAAACCCCTCAGCAATCAGAGATGGGGTGGGTGGTATGAGTCGAATAAGAACTGTGAAGCCAGATCTCTTCAAGCATGAAGAGCTTTATGAATTGGAGCTGGAAACAAAGCTTCCGATCCGTTTGGCATTCATTGGACTGTTCACCGTTTCTGATCGAGAAGGTCGATTCAAGTGGAGGCCAAATCAACTCAAGATTGATGTTCTTCCATACGACAAATGCGACTTTTCACGCGTCCTCGACGCGTTAGCCACGCGTGGATTCATTGAAGAGTACGAGTCAGAGACGGGTGAAAAGTACGGTTTTGTGACTAATTTCACTGCTCATCAGGTCATCAACAACCGAGAATCGAAAAGTCAGCTACCAAGCCCCTTTGACGCGTCGTCCACGCGTGACCCACGCGGCTTAAGCATGCACAAGGGGAAGGGAAGGGAAGGGAAGGGAAAGGAAGGGAAAGGAAGGAGTGATGAACGCGTCGTTGACGCGACAAGACTCGGACCCGAGCTTGAGCTTCCTGAAGATTGGAAATCATTCTGCATCCAAGAGCGTCATGACTTAGATCCACAGCAGACTTTCGCAAGGTTCAAAGACTACTGGATCGCAAAGCCAGGGAAAGACGGACGCAAGACCGATTGGCTGGCTACCTGGCGAAACTGGGTCAGGAACGAGAAATCCCAATCAAGAACCCTGATCGATTTCAAGGAGCAGCGAGCTCAACGCGCCGTCGACGAGTTCGTCTATGGCCCAACGCCTGGGAGGATCATCGATGTTAACTGACGCAGACAAGCACGAATTTGCCAGCATTGTTCGAGGAACGGCTGAGGCTTACGGCAAGGAAGCTTCTCAGAACCTGTTGCGAATGTTTTGGGCAGTCCTCCACGAATTCGACATGGACCAGATTCGGATTGCATTTACATCGCATCTCCGAAGCTCAAGGTTCATGCCGACGTCGAAAGAGATTATCGAACGGATCAACGGGATGCAACCTGGTCCAGATGAAGCTTGGGCAATGGTCCCGAAAGACGAAGAGACCAGCGCTGTGGTCACCGAGGAAATGCTGGGTGCGTTTTCAGTCGCAGCTCCCCTGATTCACGAAGGGGACAAGATTGCCGCCCGTATGGCCTTCAAGGATGCCTACTACCGTCTCTGTGAAACATCCATGGCCGCAGGAAAGCCGATCAAGTGGGTGATCAGTAGAGGTTGGGACAAATCATCACTCGGCTGCGTAATCGATGAAGCTGTCCGTCTTGGGCGAATCACTGCACAGGATGCAGCGCCGCACCTTGCAGAAATCGAATTCCATTCCCCGCTCGTTGCTGGGCTTCTTGAGGGCACAAAGGGAACCGTCAATGAGGAGAAAGGCCGTGAGTTTTTGGCGAAGCTGAAAGCCGCATTGAAATCCGGCCAGATAGACAACCTCGATCAAATCAAGCTCGAAGTCGAGGAGAAGGATCGTCAACTCATGGAGGACGATCATGGAAAAGCCGCTTGAGGATTTCGATCCAGTCGCTTGCACATGCCAAATGATCTTCGACGGCACAAGGCATTTAGTTGCAGCGCATACATGTCCAGTTTGCGTTTCGTGGCAACGAAAGATGACCGAGCTTGGGGTCACCGAAAAGAAACCTGATCAGCCAGAGAAGATGCAAAAGCGCTTCAAGGTGAGGAAGGCGGCATGACGGATTTCGAAGCCAGCTTTGCCAAGCTCAAAAAACGATGCGAGGGGATTCAGGAAGAACGCCAGCGCAAATGGGAAATCATCAAGACCAATCCAGAGATGGCTAAGTTTCTGACAGAGATCAGCCAAGAGTTCGGAAAGCCGGCATCAGTTCAAGTGAAGATCAAAGGGTTCGGGAGGGTTCTGTGAACGGAGACAGTTTGCGCGATCAGGGACAGGAAGCGGCAATCGCCAACGAGCCTGGACGGTGGACCAAAGAGTACCTGGTGCTCGCCCATCAATACATTTCTGGACTACCTGATGGCCTGACATTTTCAGGTGACCAGGTGAACGCTTTCATCAAGTTGGTTGTGAATGAAGAACCCCATTCGCCACAAGTGAAATCAGCCCAGTTTGCAAAGTTCATCAGACCCCTTCTCGAAAACGGTAAGGTCGAGGTCGTGGGTTTCGAAAAATCAGTCAAGGCCTCGAACCATTCCAGGTATGTCAGGAAATATCGGAAGGTCGCATGAGGGAGCAGGAAACGGATGAAGACTGGCTGTGCCGACATTACCCCCAAGCAAACGATGCCGATATTGAGGCTTTCGAGGAGCGGGTCAGCATCAAGCTCGACAACCTTGGGATGAGCGTTCTTACAGCCAGAGCTGAAGCCCTGGTGGAGATGAGAAGGGGGTCTAAGTGGCCTCAAGCTTGAAGCGAATGTACGCATTAGGCCGCCTGAGGACAGGCGAGAGGAACAAAACAGAGTCAGCCTATGAAGACCTGCTCAGGGCGCGACAAAACACGGGAGAAATCCTCTGGTATCGATTCGAGGGTCTTAAGTTTCGACTGGCCGATAACACGTTCTACAGCCCCGATTTCATCGTGATGCTGAACGATGGGCAGATTGAAGCGCATGAAGTGAAAGGCCACTGGACCGATGACGCCAGGGTCAAGATCAAGGTCGCCGCAAGCCAATATCCGTTTCGATTTGTATCAGTCAAAGCCAAAACCAAAAAGAACGGCGGCGGATGGGAAATGGAGGAGTTCTGATGGCACACCCAAGGCCAAAAACCAAAGAGCCAGTACACAAAACCGCATTCGGAGATATCGCAACCTCAGGGTTCTGGTTTTGCGAGGGCGGAAAGCATTTTGTCCCGAAAGGGAAAGGGATCAAACGGAAGGGATGGAAATGCCAATCGTGTCGTGGTTGAGCCCGTTTATCTGGATCGTTCTCATTGCCTGGATCATCGCTTTTTGCGGGGTGATCTGGATCCTGCAACTTTTCAATTTCATCTGGAGCAAGCTGAAGTGATTTCTATTCCTGTCCACATCGTTACATCCAAAGAACTCCCAAAGTATGCCCACTCAGGCGATGCAGGATTTGACCTGGTAGCAGCCAACTCAAAGCCAATCACGATCTACCCCGGCAACCGGGAAATTATTCCGACTGGCATCAAGATGGCCATCCCCGATGGTTATGAATTACAGATCAGATCCAGATCTGGCATGGCCAGCAGTTATGGCGTGGTGGTGGCGAATTCTCCAGGAACGATTGATTCAGGGTATCGCGGGGAAATTGGCGTGGTCCTCGCCAACATCGACGAGTGGGACAGCTTCACAGTTCAGCCTGGGATGAAGATTGCCCAGGGCGTTCTATCACCCGTGGTTCAAGCCGAATTCATTCGGGTTGGAAGCCTTGGTGATACGGAGCGGGGTGAAAAAGGGTTTGGGAGCTCTGGGGTATGAGCGACATACGGTCGATCCTTGAAGAGCGCGGGAAAAGATATGGAAGCTTTGAGAGCCACGCAGACATTGCTCAGGACTTGAAAGCAGTGATGAGGCGTTACGTCGAATGGAACGAAATGCACACATGTCATTGCGAGGCCCTAGAAATGATGGCTCACAAGATCGCAAGAATTCTGAATGGTGATCCGTACTACATCGATTCATGGGCAGATATTGCTGGGTATGCCCAACTTGTAGTCGATTCACTCGAAAGGAAACAAGCGAATGATGTGAGGAGCCAATGACCTACGGCGGACTCCTTCCACCCATAGCTCAAAAGATTCTCCAGAAAGCGGCCATGGTGAAACCTGGCGAAACCGATCTGGAACGCAAGATTCGCATCGAGAACGCAATCGAGCAAGTTCAACGTCAATTTCCTGATTACTTCACGGTTCGTTGGGGGAACGATGATCGAGAAGATACCGGTTAATGATCGCGGCTTTCGGGTGGGGCAATACCATCCAAGAGCCACATTGACAGACCACGAAGTCGAACAGATCCGGCAACTGAACGAGCAAGGCATGAGCTACCGCATCATTGCTGAGAAGTTCGAGACCTCAAAATCGACCATTCAATCCATCTGCACATTCCTCAGAAGAAACCAGACCGCAACCCGTCTGCGTCTTAAACAATCCTGACAGGGATTCGTTATCCGTAGGGGTACGCATGAATACCGTACCCCGTACCTATCATCAGGCTGCCCAAGTTCTGGCAGCAGCTCTCCAGATCTTGGCCATCACAACAAGGAGTCCCAGGGACCAACCTTTATGGCTGAAAAGATCAAAAAACTAACCCCAAAACAGGAGACCTTCGTCAGGGAATACCTGATCGATTTGAACTCGACTCAGGCTGCGATAAGGGCTGGATACAGCGCGAAAACGGCCGACAGGATTGGTCCTGAGTTGCTTGGGAAAACCTGTGTTGCTGATGCCATTCAGGCCGGAATGGACAAAAGGGCAGCAAAAACCGGCATCACTGCCGAAAGGGTGCTGAACGAGATCGCAAAGCTTGCGTTCTTCGACCCCAGAAAAATGTTCGATGACGCTGGAGAGCCCATTCATGTTTCCCAGCTTGATGACGATACCGCAGCCGCCATTGCAGGGCTTGAAGTCGTCACCAAAGGCAATGACGAAATCGGTTACGCCTCGGTGATGAAAGTGAAGCTGGCGGACAAATCCAAAAACCTCGAACTCCTTGGACGACACCTCAAGTTGTTCACCGATAAGTCAGAGGTCGACCTGAACGGCAAAGGGTTCTCGTTCAATTTCAACATGGGCGACAAGTGACAGCAGTGACCTACAACGCCAGTCCGACGATGAAGGCCTTCCATAGGTCTGATGCGTTTGTCCGTGCGGTGATGGGTCCGATCGGATCAGGGAAGTCTGTCGGATGCTGCAGCGAGGTCATGCGCCGCGCATGCGAACAGCGAGCTTTCGATGGCAAGCGGAAATCCCGCTGGGCCATCATCCGAAACACTTACCGGGAACTGATCGATACCACGACGAAGACCTGGTTCGATTGGTTTCCTCAGGATCTCGGCACCTGGAAGCAGGCCGACATGCAGTGGACCTTCATCCAGAACTTAGATGACGGCACAACAGTTGAGCTTGAGCTCCTGTTTCGTGCTCTGGATCGTCCTGATGACATCAAGAAGCTCCTCTCGCTCGAATTGACAGGCGCATGGGTCAATGAGGCCCGTGAGGTGCCAAAAGCGGTCCTCGATATGCTCCAGGGCCGTGTCGGTCGTTACCCTTCAAAGCGAGATGGGGGCGCGTCATGGTTCGGCATCATTGCTGACACCAATCCGCCCGATTCAGATCATTGGTGGTATCGGCTTTTCGAAGAGGATCGGCCGACAGGCTTCGAAATCTACAAACAGCCCTCAGGTCTCTCAGCAGAAGCCGAGAACATCGAAAACCTTCCCCCTGCTTACTACAGCAACATGATTGCCGGTAAGGATCAGCAGTGGGTCGATGTTTATGTCCACGGAAAATACGGCTTCATTTCAGACGGAAAGCCGATCTGGCCTGAGTATCGCGATGAGATCCACGCAACGCACCAGGAGCTCGAACCCGGCAAACAGATTGTGGTCGGTATCGACTTCGGTTTGACCCCGGCCGCCTGCATTGGCCAGCTCGATATCTCGGGGCAGTTCCAGATCATTGACGAATTGGTCTGTGAGGACATGGGGGCCATGAACTTTGGCCGTCTCCTCAAGCAGAAGCTTCAGACGGAATACCGCAATTGCCTGGTCGAGATCGTCGGCGATCCTGCCGGTGAGCAACGCGCACAAACCGATGAGCGGACTCCATTTCAGATCCTCTGGAATCTTGGGATCAACGTCGTGCCTGCCATGACCAACGATTTCACCAAAAGACGCGAAGTCGTCGCTGATTTCATGGGTCGCCTGGATTTTGCTGGGCGTCCGGCATTTGCCGTCAGCCCGAAGGCCAAACTGGCCAGAAAAGCTCTCTCCGGTGGTTACAAGTACCGCCGCCTTCAAGTATCCGGCGAGGACCGTTACCAGGACGTCCCGGACAAGAACCGCTATTCGCACATCGGTGACGCCATCCAGTACTGCGCTCTAGGAGCGGCTGGTGACTCTCGCGTCATCGGTGGTTGGGAATCAAAGCCGCTGGACTACAGCGCACTCAATAGGGCGACCATCTGATGCTTGACAACGATTCAATTCTTACACGGGTAGGCCAGGAGCTTTCGCTCACCATTCGCTATCAGGAGTGGATGACGGCCCTCAATTACTACCTCGGGAACCCGATGGGCACCGAGATGGAGGGACGGTCTAAGGTCATTTCCACGGACGTCGCTGATGCCATCGAGTGGATCCGTCCGCAGATCATGAAGGCCCTATTTGCAAATAACGAGGTGGTCCGATTCGATCCAACAGGCCCTCAGGATGAGATGCAGGCCGAGCTTGAAACCGAGTTTGTCTATGACGTCATCACCAAGGACAACAACGGATTCATTGCCATCCATGATTTCGTGTTCGATGCCCTGCTGCAGAAGTTCGGGGTGATGAAGTGCTACTACGAAGAAAATCTGACGCCTGAGATCAGCCAGTTCACAGGACTTACCCAGGAACAGCTCACCGTCGCGTTATCAAACCCCAACGCCGAGATCGTTCAGTATCAACAAGCCGAAGACGGCAGCTATTCCCTAAAGCTTGCGCTTCCTGCTCAAGGGGGCCGCATCGTCATTGAATCGATTCCCCCAGAGCAGTTCCGATACAACTCAGATCACACCTCGATCGACCTCAAGGAGGCCCGGTTTACGGCGCATGTGGTCAATAAGACCCTCAGTGATCTTGCGAAGGATGGCTATGACCCGGAAGTTCTGGAGCAAGTCGGCCAGTACATCGGCATCAATCCCACCCTTTTCCGCATGAGGGCCCAGGGCGAACAGGTCTGGGAAGGGCAGAACGTCACTGATGACCCGAGCCAGCGCCTGATCGCGATTTCCGAGTGCTACATGCAGATGGATATCGACGAGGATGGCATCGCAGAGAAGGTCAAGGTCACTGTCGTGGGGGATACCACACCGACGCATGTCCTCAGCATCGAAGAGATCGATGAGTACCCATGGATCGCCACCACGGCCATCCTAATGCCGCACAAGTTCCAAGGCTTGAGCATCTACGACAGGCTCCGTCAGATCCAGGAGATCAAGACGGCTCTCCTTCGAAACACCATCGACAACATCAGCTACCAGAACAACCAGCGGACGATCATTGTCGAGGGCATGGCCAATATCGATGATGTCCTCATCTCGCGACCTGGCGGCATTATTCGGGCAAAGAGCGCCGATGCGGTTCAGAACCTAACCACTCCTCAGATCGGCTCCAATGCCTTCTCAATGCTCCAGTACCTGGATGAAGTGAGGGCAGGGCGCGTCGGAGTCAGCCCCGAGGGCAATGCAACGCCTCAGAAGATCGGATCCAATGTCGGCTCGATGGGCGTTGAACAGCTCATGTCCGCCAAAGAGGAGCTGGTTGGTCTCATCATCCGGGTGATTGCGGAAACCGGCATCAAGCCGCTTTACACCAGAGTCCGTGAGCTCCTGGTCAAGCACACCGATGCTATTCAGAACTTCAAGTTCCGGGGCCAATGGGTTCAGACCAACCCGGCCGCATGGCCTCAACGTTCGCGCACCACCATTCGGGTCGGTACGGGATCAGGCGACAACTCCCGCCGCATGGGTGTGATCCAGCAGATCCTTCAAATCCAGTCGCAAATTCAGCAAATCTCAGGGCAAGCGCTGGTCGATCCGTCAAAGGTCTATTCAGCCCTTGATGACTTGGCCAAATACGGCGAGCTCGATGGGGCCAGCCGTTATTTCATGGACCCCAATTCGCCGCAAGGACAGCAGGCCGCTCAGGCTGCAGCCCAACAGATGCAGCAACAACAGCAGCAGCAGCTGCAGCAGCAACTTCAGGAACTCCAGTTCCAGCAAAAACTTGCCGATGCCGAAATGGGCAAAGCCCAGGCCCAGCAACAGAACGCTGTCCTTCGTGCTCAGTACGAGGAGCAGAAGTTGCAACTCACGCATCAGATCGAATCCCTTAAGGCCCAGCTATCCAACGCCAAGACCCTGGCGGAAGCCGCCGGCAAGGATGCCGATCGCGAGCTCAACAAGTTCAAGGTCGTCATGGATACGGCCGTCAAGCTGACCCAGATCGAAGCATCGTCCGGCACAGACCAGGACGAAAACTTCGAAATGAACAACGAGCTCATCGAATCAGAGCTTCCCGGCGAAAACGAGTCCCGTGAAACCGAAGGGCCCAATGAAGCCGAATCGAGGGAGTACGCATGAGTCAGGAAATCGAATTCAAGATCGAGCAGGAGAAGCAAAGGGCAAAACGTGCCCAGCAGGCCCTGGACCTCTATCTCGGGGAATTCCTTGAATCCCGAAAGGAGGCGATTTACCAGGCCTTCCTGGCATGTGACCCAAGGCAAACCGACGAACTGACCCGGCTCAAGTTCGCTCATGCCGCGATCACCGACATGGAAATCGCGATCCAGAGCGACATCGATACTGGGACCAAGTTAGTCCCCAAAAAACCAACCGATGAGGTTTTGAATGACTGAGACAACCACCTCCAACCCCTCAGGGGAGAGAGTTGATCCGGTAGATCAGATCACCCAGCTTTTGCAGGGTGGTTCAGAGCAGACGAACGACGAACCCAGAAGACCAGAAGTTGAGACCCCGACACAGGGAAACATCGAAGCTTCGACGGGTGAGGGTGAGGGCGCAGAGTCTGGGGAAGAGGGCGAAGGCGAAGGATCACAGGGCTATTCCGAAGAGGACGCCGCGATCCTGGCTGAAGCACTCGGGATTCCTGCCAAAGACGTTTTGATCGGCGAAGACGGCCAGTTCCGTATCGCAGTCAAAGTCGATGGTGAGATTTCCCACGCCACGATGGAAGAGCTCAAAACGGGCTTGTCCGCAGGGCGTAACTACACGCAGAAGTCGCAAGCGCTCGCTGAAGAGCGTCGGCACTTCGAGCAAACCCGAGCAGCGGTATCGCATGAGCTTCAAGAACGGCTCCAATTGCACGACCGACTGACGGCCATCCAGCATGACGCACTACTGAACGACTTCAAGCGGGTCGATTGGGACAAGTTGAGGGCAGAAAACCCCGGCGAGTATGCGGCACTGATCAAAGACTACGAAGCCCGAAAGGGACAGCTCGATAGCCTGAGATCCGCATTGCAAGTCGAACGCCAGCAACTTGAAGCCGAAGCGAACCAGGAGTTTCAGCAGAAGCGTCAACAGTATCTCGCCTCGCAATATGAGCGAACCCTTGAGAACAACCCTGCATGGGCTGATCCCAAGAAGCTTGAGGCAGATATGAACGCCATGAGTGACTTTGTCGCCAAGACCTATGGGGTGACTCCCGAAGAGTTCGCGTATCTCGACGATGCGCGGCACATCGAGATCCTCAAGGACGCCATGGCTTACCGCAACGGCAAAGCATTTGCGGATAAGAAGCTGGAACAGGCTCCGAATCGGTTCGTTAAGGGGGGTCGGTCAGGCAAACCGATGTCAAAGCTCACCCAACTGACTCTCAACGCCAACAAAGCGACGGGTGCGACCAAACGAAGGCTTCAAGCTGACGCGGTCCATGAGTTGCTGACGTCTGGCGGTTAACCCAAACCGAACGAGGAAACTCAAATGTCATCTTCAGTAGAAACCAGCGCCGATTTGAAGGGCGCACTTTCTGGTGGCCTGATCCATGAAGACGTAATGGATCGGATCTTCAACATTTCAAAGATCCCGCTTCCGTTCTCTGACCTGGTGGGTTCAGCTTCAACCAACCAGGAATACACCGAATGGACCCAGGATTCACTCCAGGCTCCTAACACGGCAAACGCTGTCGTCGACGGTGCGGATGCCTCTGGCAACGACACCCATGTCGGCACCCGCGTCGGTAACCACCACCAGATCTCTCGCAAGATCGTGGCGGTTTCTACCCGTGCAGACAATAGCAACGTCATTGGCCGTAGCCGTGAACTGAGCTATCAGGTCATGATGCGCCAGCAGGAACTCCGTCGAGACGTTGACGCGATCGCGCTGCTCAACCAGGCCTCTGTCGCCGATGATGGCAACACGGTTGCCGGTAAGGTCGGTGGTCTTCCTTCTTGGATCACCACTTCCGTCAAGGGCGGCACCGGTTCAGCGGTTGGCGGTTTCAACACCTCAACCAAGCTGACCACGGCTCGCACCGTGGCTTCCTCTGGCCGAGCTCTGAGTGAAGCGAACATTCGCGACACCATTCAGAGCGTTTACCAGCAGGGTGGCGACCCCTCCGTGATGATGACCGTTCCTGGTCTGATCTCGAAGTTCTCTCAGTACATGATCGCAAGCAAGGGCGCGACCGCTCCGATCACTCAGTACATCGAGAAAGGGCAGGCGGGTGAAGCAGCCACTGCACTGGGCTCTGTCAACGTGTTCGTGACCGACTTCGGAACCATCCGTGCGATCCCGAATCGTCTGCAGCCGACCTACACCATCAGCGGTGCAACTTGCGCTGACGTCTTCATCCTTGACCCGGCCTATGTCCAGCTCGGTTACCTCAAGGGTTACCGCATGGAAGATCTGGCAAAGACGGGTCTTTCTGAGAAGCGTCAGATCAGCGTCGACTGGTCTCTGGTTGTTGGCACTGAAAAGGCTCATGGCCTCGTCGGCGACGTCAACATCGCTCTCGACATGGTTGCTTAATGACCGAACTGGTCAAGGCGAAAAACACCTCTGGACGGGCCGTGTGCCTGTCCAGGGGCATCGCCCAGCCTGGCGATGTGATGGAAATTCCCAGAAGCGAAGCCATCGCGCTGGGTGACCATCTGGAGATCGAAGATGCAAAAGAAACCAAGCAAGACACCGGCAAAAAAGCCAGCAAGCCCAAGTCGGAAGAAGTGCTAGAGGATTAAAAATGGATGAGGTCATTAAACAGACGGTCCACTATCAGGCCCACGACGACACTTTGACAACGGTTCGAACGCAACCGACTGAAGGATTGATCCTTGAGCGGAATGCAACGATCCGTAACAACGATCTGATGGGTGACCTGTCATTTGGCCGTCAATTGGCCTCAATCCCCATGAATTTATGGGAGGCAGGGATTCGGGCGGGTTATGCCATGAATCACCCTGATCCTGAAGTTGCGGAACGGGAGATCTTCCGTTTCCTTAAATCAGACGATGGCAAGCCCTGTCTCCTTCATGAAAAGAAGGAGAAATACTTCAATGGTGTGGCGCTGTCATGAATTATTCGGACATTGTCGATACTGCTCTGGCTTACGCAGATCGCACGGATTCCACGGAAGTGGCATCTCGGATCGACAAGTTCTTGCGCGTCGTAGAGGCACGGGTCAATCGCGTCCTACAAACCCGCATGCAATCCAAACGGGCTCAGATCGTAACGACGGAAGGCCAGGAATTTTACGGTCTTCCTGATGACTTTGCGGGGCTTAGGGATATTGAAATTGTGGTCGACAACAATCGTCAGACCCTGCAGTTCATGGCTCCTGAAGCCTTGTCATTGCACATCAATTCCAGCGGAGTAACCCCGGCATACACGATTATTGGTAACTCGATTCGCGTCTGGCCGCAGGGTGGCAACCAGGTCATCGAGATCCTCTATTACCAGCGGATCATTCCCCTTTCATCGACCGCGACCGAGAACTGGCTGTCCAAGATCAGCCCAGATGCCTACATCCAAGGTCTTTTAGTTGAGATCAACACATTCGTAAAGGATGCAGATGCTGCAGCCCTTTGGGATGGCCGTTTTAGGCAGACCCTGGCCGATATGGATCTTGAGGATTCGTGGGATCGCTGGTCCGGCCCAACTATGTCAGTGAGGCTCCTCTGATGGATACACCTGTTGCTGATTGGATCCTTTGTCAAACCACGACGACCGGGACCGGGATTGTCACTCTCGGCACGGCTCTTGATGGTTATACCGATTTCAAAGGGGGCCTGCAGTCAAGCGGTGACGTCTGGTATTCATTGCTTTCCCAAAATGGCAGCAGGGAATGTGGGATTGGCACATTCAACTACACGAATAACACGCTCAGTAGAGGAACGATTCACGCGACGCTGGTCAATGGCGTTTACGACAATACCTCGCCAAGTCCGATCAGTTTGGTCGGCACCACAATTGTGGCCTGCACTTTCAATTCTGAAAGCTGGAAAGAATTCATCACCGAAGTTAGCGTGGGAACCACGACTACAGGTGCAGCAGGGACTTCTGCTTTAGTCACCAACACCGGAACCCATTCTCACCCAGTCCTGAATTTCACCATTCCTAAGGGTGATACCGGCGCAACCGGGGCCAAAGGCGATACCGGGAGCGCGGCAACAGTAGCAGTCGGGACAGTTACAACGGGTTCTCCGGGATCATCAGCAACTGTCACCAATTCGGGGACCAGTTCTGCTGCTACGTTGAATTTCACTATTCCGAGGGGCGACGTCGGGCCAACTGGGGCTACCGGTTCACCTGGAACAGATGGCCGGACGATTTGGAATGGATCTGGCGCACCATCATCAGGAACCGGGCAAATTGGCGATTTCTACGTCGATACGACTGCCAACACCATTTATGGACCGAAAGCCACAGGTGGGTGGGGTTCAGCAACTTCTCTGGTCGGACCTCCAGGGGCGACGGGGGCGACTGGCGCAACTGGATCTCCAGGCGCTGCAGCAACTGTTGCAGTAGGAACAACGACAACGGGTGCGGCAGGATCCTCAGCTTCGGTAATAAACGCAGGCACATCAAGCGCAGCGATCCTCAATTTCACCATCCCTCAAGGAGCGACCGGGAATACCGGGCCAGCCGGAGCCACTGGGGCGACGGGAAGCGCTGCAACTATTGCCGTTGGAACAGTCACGACTGGGGCTGCAGGATCATCCGTATCAGTAACTAATTCAGGAACCAGCAGCGCGGCGGTACTGAACTTCACTATTCCTCAAGGGGCTAATGGTCCAAATACTGTAACAACTTCGACTACTACGAATATCACAGGACTGCTCAAAGGAAATGGAACAGCAATCGCATTAGCTGGCTCAGGTACAGATTACGTTTCACCAAGCGGAACTGAAACGTTATCAAACAAAACCCTGACAAATCCCACGATCAACGGTTTTACCGGCAGCACTGGCGTCATCAACATCGGCTCCGGGCAGTTCTATAAAGACACCTCTGGCAATGTCGGCATTGGGACGAGTTCGCCCGCGACGAAACTTCATGTTTCTGGTACTGGAAGCACGCCGACGTTATTTGAGCGAACTGGCTCGAATGGGGTATATCTACAACTCAAAGACGCTTCTGGATCTTCCGTTTATTTGGGTGCGTCTAATGGTGTGTTCGCTATTCAAACTCCCGGAAGCAGCTACTCTGATAAGTTGGTAATCGACTCATCCGGAAATATGGGCATTGGGACGACAAGCCCGTCTGGATATATGCTGAATGTAAACGGAAGCGTATTGTGCTGTGGAGCATCCCCACAAGCATCGTATTCATTTAATGCAAATGGGCAAGGAATTTTTAAATCAACGCTAAACTGGAACTATTCTGGGATAGACATATTTAGAAGCTCATCAAATACATCCACGCCCAGACATTTAGGCTTTCTGCTTGATGGTGATTCTGTTAGCAGTACTACTATTGGAGGCTATCCGGCAATTTGGGGTATTTACAGCAGTGCGCCGACTACAGGATCTACGTCATCAGGCTTGAGCGCCAAGATGGGCCTTGCTTCTTATGCAGGGTTTAATTACTACATCAACGGCACTCAGGCGATGACGCTGGACGCGAGTGGGCGGCTAGGCATTGGAACGACTTCTCCTGCATACCGTCTTGACCTTGGGGCAGCAACAGGAGCTGCTGCGGCAAACTTGGGCGGTGTTTTGGTTGGCGCTAATGGGACTGATGTAACAGCGAATTATGCACAACTTACGCTTAAAGTCCCCTACGCAAGTTATATCTCGTTTGAAACAAATAACACCGAACGCGTCCGCATCGACTCCTCTGGGAATTTGTTGGTTGGGACGAGTGTTAATAATGTGTACGACAGCGTAGCCGCTGCTAGGCCTTTAGTGGTTCAGAGCGCAAGTTCAGCCACAACCCCCGGATCAAGCACAAACGCGATCACTATTTCAAACAGTGACACGACAACTAACAACGTATCTCAGCTTAACTTCGCGGCAATTACAGGCGCAAGCGCTTCCCAATATTCTAGCGCGTGGATAGCGTGCCAATACGGGGCAAGAACAAACAATCAATACCCAACAGGTACTCTGATATTTGCCACTAGCACAACGCTTAATAGCGCACCGTCTGAGAAAATGCGCATCGACTCCTCCGGGCAACTACAACTAGGCACAACAGTGGCTGCTGGCGGCAAATTTAAGGTGCTGGCCGGAACAAATATAGCGTTTGGTGTTCAAGCATCTGTTGCGATATCTGGCTCAGTAACGCTTAATGCGATAAACGAAAATAACACAGCAAATGTCCCATTAGATTTAAGATGCTCTCAACTTTATGTTACTAGCGGTATAACTGCCGGAGCAGGGACGAATGCACTAAAATACAATACCAGTAATAACGCATTTACTTACGACACATCGTCTGCTCGCTATAAAAACAACATCAGAGATTCCGTCTACGGATTGGGTGATGTTCTTCAACTTCGTTCTGCAATGTTTGAATACAAAAGCGATGGTCGAACCGATGTTGGTTTGATTGCCGAAGAAGTATTTGATGTTATCCCAGAGCTTGTTCCGCTTGATTCAGAAGGTAGGCCAGATGCTGTTAGCTATGACCGCATGGTATCTGTATTAGTGAAGGCAGTGCAAGAACTCTCCGCTGAACTCAACGAACTCAAACAGAAGGTGCATTGATATGCCCAATACCTACACTTGGGATTTTCCTGCTTTCGATTGTTATCCCACCGAAGCCTCTTTGACAGATGTTGTTTTCAACATTCATTGGCGTTGCACGGCTGATGATGGGAATGGCCATGTTGTGAGCATCTACAACACGCAAGCGGTCACGCAAGGCCCGAGCGATCCATTTACTCCGTTTGATCAAATTACCCCGGAGCAAGCGCAAGCATGGGTAGAGGCTGGTATGGGAGTTGATGCCGTTACCGCATTGCAGGAAACCTTGGATCAAATGATTGCAGATCAAATCAACCCGAAAACCATTACGAAATCAGCGCCTTGGGCCGCATGAAGGGGAAAAACATGATTGAGTTAAAACTGGAAATCAATGAAGTAAATGGGGTTCTTACCGCATTGGGTCAGATGCCTTACGTTCAAGTTGATGCCTTGATTGCAAAAATCCGCGACCAAGCGACTTCACAGGTTGATCAACCAACCGAGCA